AATATTACAATATGACAGAACACGATATAGAAGGAAGAAGCTTTGATGATTTCTTAGATAAACAATTTCTAGGAGTAATAGAAGACGTTGCTGACCCTAGAAAAGAAGGTCGAGCAAAAGTTAGAATAGTTGGAGTATATGACGATATCCCAACCGAGGATTTACCATGGGCGTATCCAAAACAAAAGGCATTAATATTTGGTAAAGCAGGTAAAAGCGGAGCCGTTTCAATTCCTAAAGTAGGAGCAAAAGTTGCAGTTAAATTTGATAACGGTAATCCGTATTCACCAGAGTACTTTGCAATTCATGAACTAGCAGATGATGTTAAATCTGAAATAGGACAGGATGGCGAATACGAAGGTGCACATGTAATAGTATTCGATGGAGATAAAGAATTAAAGGTTTGGTTTAGTCCAACTAAAGGATTTACTATTCAGGTAAAAGCGGCAAGTATTAATATTTCAAATGATAATGTAGTAACGGTAAAGACTGATAATAAAATGAATGAATCAACTGCTAAAGTGGTAATTGATTCGCCGAATATTGAATTAGGAAAGGATGCAGCGGAAGCTTTAATAAAAGGCAATCAATTTATGACCCTATTTAATTCTCATACTCATGCATCAGCAGGAGCTACTCCACTTCCATTAATGACGCCTGACTATTTAAGTCAGTGGTCTAAAACTAAATAACTTAATTATGGCAATAGAAGATCAACTTAAATTAATATCAAAATTGGATAAATTAGGTACAAATATACCTGGATTAAATGTAGATAGCGTTTTAAACAATCTAATTGAAAAAAATGATGCATTAAAATCTCAAGTAGAAATATTTAATAAGTCTAAAGAAGAGAATATTGAGCGCGGAATGACTAAGGAGGAAGCAGAAGCTAAAGTAAAAGAAGCTAAATCTAAAGCTATCGAAGATGCTAAAGCTCAGATGAAACCTATGGTTACTGAGGAAATTACAAAGATGAAGCAGGAATACAAAATAGCTAAGGATACTCTTGACTCTATTCCAGCTGAAGTTCAGGCAACGATTGCAACAATCGCAATGCCGCCAGCAATATCAGTTCCTCCTTCTGCGCCAAATCCAATATATTCATTAGGAGTAGCCTTACAGACTAAAAAGAATTTAATGAAAACTTTAAATATAGTTCTATCGGCACTGACTCAAATTATACTAATTGCAAATAAGTTAAAATTTGAGTTACCTACTGCAGTAACATCATTAGTTGCAACATTAACGTCTGTTACTGGATTACTTTCTAAGATACCCGGATAACACTATCGATATAGATTTTCAATCTTTTCATACCTCATTACTTTATTAAGCATTGAGTTTGGGGTAACCGAAATCATTTTGGTACCAGTAGCCCGCATTCTAGCAATATTTCTAAGTATTGCTGCAAATCTAGGGTTATACCAATCCTGATTATGCTTATTAAGACTTTCGTAATTTTCCATTTTCCAAAAATGACTGGGCTCCATCCAGCGTAGTGATACTCCAGCTATATAGAAAGTAATATCCTTATTTTGAAGAAATTGAGTGTTAAATATAGAAACTGCAGTAGACACTGAGTCCGGGAATGACCTAGGCTCAGGTCTGTTGTAAATAGTAGTCCAATTAGGTGGCGTTAATTTTGGATTATTAACTGCTAACCAGTCACTAGAATAACATATTGATTTTTCTTTAAGCTGCGCTAATATTTCAGGCTGAGCCTGAAGTTCAGTTGCAATTTGAATATCATTAAAAAAGAAGTAGGTTGGAATATGTTTTAACCATATCCGGTTTACTCCAAGTGTAATAACAGAAGGGTCTAGTTTTGAAAAATCAATACTATTGATATTTGGGTCATTGCCCAATACTAATACTTTAACCCCTGCCATTTAACCAATCATTTGAATTTATGTTCTTGTCATCAATAAACCAATCATAGTGAGGCTTACCAAAATATAAGTTATGATACTTTACTCCCCAAACGGCCAACTGCTCTTCAGTAAGGGCTCTCCAGTCTTTTCCAGTAACGGTACCTCGAGCAGTCCAAAAGTTTATCTGGTGACCGGCTGAATAGAGAGCATTTATTTTCTTAATTGCTAGTGGAATTGGATATGCGCTTGAGTACTCCATAGGTCGAGCAAGTCGACAAATAGTGTCATCGATATCAATATAATAAATCATTTTCTTTTTTAAATTTTTCCCAGTCGTCTCTAGTCATCATGTCTGGAAATCTCTCTCCTCCATTACACGAAGATTTAAGGTATAACTTGGCTGGTACATCGCATCCACAATAAACGCAATATCCCAATTGAACACATTCGTCTCGGCAAATAGAGCCTCGGTATAATACCTGTTCCCTTTCGTGGTCAGGTAATAAATGAAGTTGGTCGCCTAGCATTTTACTATAGCCTTCAAGCCAAGATAATATATTTTTACCCGTTACCATTTCTCCACTTTTTTAGTTGGTTCCAAATTTTTCGCCAATCTTTCTTGTCCTTATCCCAATCTCCAGTAAGTTGCGGGTAAAATTCCCAAAACATACCAGACTTAAGTAGACCTAAATATTCCTCTTTCATTTTCCTCTTAGAGTTTTACGTTTTTCTTTTTCAGATGGCAATACTTTACGGGCGCCATAGCCACCCCTAGCGCATTCGATATCTCTAATGCTTTTAACCAATTTAGTCAGGCCTTGGGGTTCAACAGACGACATCTGGTCGCTTCCCCAGTAGGTTCTATCAAGAGTAATGTGTCGTTCTATCCATTCAGCGCCAATAACAGTCGCTGCGATAGTGGTAGCTAGTCCAAATTCGTGACCAGAGTACCCTATCGAGTAGGATTTAACAAATTCAGACCTAATATGACTTAAATAGGTAATATAGTCTAAATTTAACTCATTTACTGGCGAAGGATAGGTTGAATTTGTGTGAAAAACAACATCAGGTTCGCCGATAGAAATAGCCAAGTCAATTTCCTTTTGAGTACTCATTCCAGTTGAAATCAAGAGGAAATCTGAGCTCTCTTTTGCATATTGTACTAAATCTAGGTCATTTATTAAAGCAGATGGTATTTTTACCATTACTCCGCTCTTACCATTTGGCAGTTTAGTATAGTATCGTCGCATAAAATCACAAGAAGGTTTATCCCAAACGGATGCAAACCATGAAATACCCTTTTCTCGACAATAATCATCGATTTGGTCAAATTCAAGCTGACTGAGTTCAGTGTCAATCTTATATTGAAGATAAGTAGTTTCCTCTTTTCTCCAAGGCACCATCTTTGGCTTATCCCATTCAGATTTAGGTACACAATCCTTAGGCGAACGCTTTTGAAACTTGACATAGTCTACACCAGCGGCAACTGATATGTCAATTAAGGATTTTACATTATCTAAAAATTTAGATTGGTCTGTGCCGTACGCAAAGTTAATTCCGATTTCAGCAATAATTAGAGTTTCATTCTTTATCATATTTTCCAAGTTATCCATGGAGACCAAGAGGTCTCAGTATTATAGTTTCTAGTTAATTTATTGTCACGAAGCCACTCGCGGCCGATATCCTTTGAAAACTCAAGGCGTTCATTATAATAACGTGAAGTGACTGTATTTAGGCCAAGTGATTCATCTTTAAATAATTTTTTAAATTGATATTCAGGATTAAGTGAAGTATCAAAATAAGGTAAGTATTTTTTCCAATAATCAGTAGAAATTAATGAAGGAACAAACGAAGGTTCTTTTTTTTCTAGAACAGTAAATTTGCTTTTTTTCTTATTTAAGATACACTGTAGAGTGTTAGAGTCCAACTGACTAATTAATGAATTAATATTAACTGGTTGGCAAAGGTTCCAATCGTCCTCTAAATGAAAAAAGTAGTTGCCTTTTACTTGAGAAAAACACCAAAGAGCAGCTGCTGCAAAATTAGAAGTCTCTGGATAATTAGCAATAACTGTGCCAAAGTATTTTCGAGCAATGGCTTCGACTTCGCCAATATTTATATTGTTTGGAGAAGGGTCGATATTTATATATAATGTGCTCTCCTTAAAGTCAATACCCGTTAAATTAGAAGTATATGAAGAATATGTTGAGTCTAGAATAGATGGACGATTACAAGCAGTTGTTGTAAATTCCAATGATATATTATTTCCAGTCTTCATAAGGGATATTAAATTGGTTTTCACAATGAGTTAACTTACTATTAGATACTCCAGGAAAAATTATTTTACTAAAATCAAATAGGTTAGTGTTAGAATTAACGCTTTTTATTCTATTTACAAGTTCAGGAGAACGGGAACGATCGAATATTCCACGAGTAGTAGACAAATATTTTAAAGTAAGGTCCTTTCTGACAGTTTCCATATGGTGCATAGTAATTATATCTCGATTAAAGTCAATAGTTTTATCAGAACAGTTGGAAATTCCTCGAGTAGGGTCGCATTTAACAAAAAAGTAAGGTCCCATGTTAGAGAGTTCAGAAATTTTACAAATAAAAGGAACTCGATTTCCATCATAGCCGCGATGTATAGTAGGAAGATTTACATAATTAATAAATGGAGCAGAAGTCGCAGTATAACCATTATCGATTATTAGCTGCTTAGCTTGTGCAAACTGACTAGTTACATAAAATTCATCGACGTCCATACATAAGTAGTGAGTGCAACCAGCATCCAGCGATTTACGTAAACCTACTTGTCTCTTTCTACGTTCAAACTCTTTAACTGCTCGAATATCAGTAAGGGTTTTAGTAGCCCTAGGTGTAAAGTCTTCAAACTTAACGATTTCATTGATTATTCCTCTATCGAGTAGAGACGTAATCGTCGGCAGCATTGAGTTAGGCGCCTTGTCTCCAAACCATGATTTTTCTTGATAAATTACAGATATCCAATCAGAGTGGTCCCTTATTTGTAAAATAGACTTTTCTAGTAATTCGACACCATCGAATACAATATAAGATACTCCTAATTTCATAAATATACTCCGTTTGAATCTAGATAAAATGAGTTAGCTGATTTCATCTTTT